TTTTTTTTTTTTTTTTTTTTGCATAAGCAGTCATTCCTCCATACTAATATACAGTCGAGCTAACTCGTTAGTTCATGCCTTAATAATTTGTGATACTTTCGTTTAAAAAACCCGGCCTCCGGGCAAAAATCTACTTAAGTATTACTATTCCGAATGAACCGAAGGTCTCCCTCCCGTGACGACCACCGTCACGCATTTTGTTTGCACAGCGTCAAAATGATAAAAACGCGAATTTAATGTCTATGCAAGACATATTTTAACATCTGTAATGATGGGAATTTAGCCAAATTCCATAACGCCTTCTTTTATAATGAAGGAAATTACTTTTAAATTGTAAAGTCAATTGTTGCACTTTCGGGAATGCAACCATTCCCTATCCCTTCCCGGGATAATGGCATTTATATGGCAAATGAAGCCGGACTTTATAGATGTCCAAATCTATGCAGCTGCAGGGTCTGATCCACGGGGAACTCGCCACATCACAGGGCAACCTATGAACCATGACAAGGTAAAATCGTCCCCTGCTGCTACATACGAATACACCGCAGGGCAAGCCGTGCCCGCACCCGTTATTCTTATCACCAACTGGTGAAACTGATTGTGCCTCTCATCTTGATTGTCCCCGGTATGAGGTAACGCGTCCCTCGCATATGCGAACCTCATATTTGCGAAAAACGGCAAAGTTATGGACAAAACAGGCTTTTGATCACAAACTGTAACAGCACCCCCCGCCCACAACGTAGGGAGTGAAAACAAGCAATCCCGCGCCGTAACGCTTGTGGAAGGGTTGTTCTGTGCCGTCGGCGTTGTCACATAATTGGCAGCTGCTGGCCGTCCTGTCAACCTGGACACGGCCATTATCTGACCTCCTGCTGCTGATGTAGCCTCTCTCAAATATTTGAACCTAATCGACCCCCTCCTACATACATACGCAGGAGTGAAAAATGTGATGGGTGTAACATTATTATATCCATATGCCCCATTAACCGACGTGTCATAGGCACCAGCATAATTGCCTCTCTGCATGGGCATGTTTGGAATTATCCAAGAATGCCAATTGGCAGCATTAGTACGCGTCGTCCATGCTCTGGTAAAACAATAACGCTTCATAATCTGTCGTAGGGATCGAATCGGATCTCCAAAAAATATGGCATCAATCCCTGTTTCCGGTTGTTTCGTAGCCAATTGTGTGACAGGCTGTTGATACTCCGGAACATCTTCGTGTTGCATCTCAGGTCCCACATCAGTAGAAGCGTATTGTTGCAACGAGGTCTGAGGCACTAAAGGGGCTGGTGGTGGAGGGTCAGGAGGTTTGAAGTACGTATACGAATCTATAAAAGCATTCGAAGGATTGAACACTTCAAAATCCGGTCCGGCACTAACAAACACGTTAACCGACACGTCGTTGTTAATCAACGTACTGGGAACTGCCAAATCATTGACCACATACACCGACAACACGCCATTCCCTACATACGAGGGAACGGTGGTCAACTTTGCAACCCTGTGTTGAGGAGGATCTGATCCTGGACTGGCATGATCCACCATAGACCTAGCAGACCCCCATCCAACATCGACAGTAAAATCTCGTTCCTTAGCTATATCGACTATGTACATGTAGTTCGTATTGTACTCATTAGTCAAAGGAAAACTGGGATCATACACTACCTTGATCCTACCTTTATGATAAGCTGAGGCCACTATCTGAAATCGAAACCTCATCGTGCCGCGCCAGGATCGAAACGGTAAACATGCCAGACAACAAGCAGGTAAATGTAACTCCGTGCCTGGACCATCATTCCACAACGAAGGTGTGACAACGGAATTCCATAATAGCCTTTCTGGCGTATCGGCAACTGCCCAATTGAACTGCGTTAGGTACGATTCCTTTGTAGCTATTGAAGCTATGGTCATTTCATCAGCTCCGCCCAAACCCATAGTCCGCGGATCTATGGTCAACTCCGACTTTGGGTCAAACGTCAACTTCTGTGACGTATCCTGCCCGGCAACGTTTGCCATATTATCAACATACACTGGCTCAACAAACCTTGTGGGCTCAACCTGCACAGGACGGGAAAACCCATATGCATCTGCGGCCTGGCCAACCGCGTTCGCAACGGTGGCAGTCGCCATAGCATACGGAGCTATGGAAGGTATGGTAGTCAACTTCGTGGCCAAACCGGCTATCACCGCGGCTGGCTTAGAAACTATACCATTACCATATTCGTCAGAACCTGTCTGGGGTTGAATAGAACCTGGCTGATTTGCAGTGGGAACTGATAACTTAACATCCTCGGCCCATGCAAACACGGTAATAGTTATGCCATCATCAGCCCCATTGGCATGTTTCAAATTCTGGAACGATCGCATCCAAATACGTCCCATGTTTGCCCATTCCTGAAAAGGAATCAACAATGCATTATTGGGCCAAACGAAAGGTAATGTCATAACACCTCCCATCGAATCAGTGGGGTTCAAAAAGACATGGGGTCTTTGAGAAGCTCCCACTAAATCAGAAGATATCAAATCTCTCGTCAGGGTAAAACCATCATATTTAAACAACGGTTGATAAGAAGCCAAAACACGTCCATAATGAAACCCAGTACCGTTTATGACAAACTTCACCTTCAACCTACAACTCATCAAGTTGTAATTCACTATCCTGTTCAAAACCCGAGGGTTCGAAAAGAATACTGTCCACGGATTTATCGTCTGCGCGAATTCAGTACCAACTGGCCATGTAAAAACTCCTATTTTTAATGGTCGAGAAAAGAAATTGTCCAACGACACGTCCTCATTGTCCGTAGCGTGAAACGTTGGATCCGGCATACTCTCGACCTCGTGATGCCATTGACTAGTCGCATCCGCGAAGTCAACTGTTTGATTTTTTATTTCGGGTATCTCCGAATTTATTTTTACTGAAAAATTTTTGGCAAGTCTTTTTAAGATCTTAATACACCGGACTCACGGTGTATCGAAATTTGTGTCGTGTGTGCTGCCGAAGCACTAGCCTAAATAGGCTACTAGACTGAGAAAGCAAGCAAGCTATATTCTTGTGACAAATTTAAATATAACAGGTAACCAATACTCCCCCCAGTATTTTGGATTAATGTGCGCATACTGAAGCGCACAGCGGGACGCTTTTAATGTCTTCCCGAGACATGGCACCCCTAAGGGTAACCGTATTTATGGCACCATGCTAGGACCCTATCTTCATAAGATAGTCCCAAGCCCAAGCAACCAAGGGATATTCCAGCCTCTTCGGCCACCGCCTTCAGTTGGAATCTCCTCATCTCATATACATCGGGACCGTGCGCAAACCATTCCACTAGCGCACCGTCAATGTTTGCCATACATACTTCCATATTTGACATGTGCTTGGACTTCAATATTGCATGCAAACTCTTAAATATTGACTTTTCATCCAAGGCTCCCAAATAGCATTGCATCCTATCATGATATACCGAAAAACGCTTCAAAAAATCTGCCTCAGAATCTTTCATATAAGGACTCGGTTCTGACTCCTTGTCGGGCATGGTAAACACCATACCTCTCGTACACAAAAATTCCGCGACATTGAGATGATTATATTCCGGATAACTCACATTGACTGACCCTTTGCAATCATCCCCGTATGTCATCAGTGCACACACGTTTCGAAACTCAACCTGTTCAACAGGATAAATGTAATACAAAGCACAGCGCAAATACAACGAATTTACTATACAATTTATATATACAGTTAAATTTTGACCAGAAGGATTGGATCCCAACAATCCTATCAAATCTCCATTGTATGCTAATACAGGATATGCCACATCTGTGGCTATCCCTCTCATTACATCCATGTCATCACGCGAATACCCAGCTTCGTGGGCCAACGACATCATCACGCCAAAAGCTGCGAATACCATTTGACTAGGCATTCTCAAATCATATTTAGAATAGTCTCCAGCCAAAATCCTGTCCTCACCATACCTAGTGATGTGATTCGTCATTTCATTCCATTCCGGACCTAAGGCGTTTATTCCCACTGCGCATTCCGACGCCAGTGGCAAAATCGACATCAAGCGCGCGATGGGAAGAAAATACTTCCGAACCAATAACTGCAAAGCTACTGGTGATGCTTCGAATACACGGACCTTATCTTTTACGCTCAAAGTCGGTTCATCCTTCAGACAGGCCTTAAATATGGGATAACATCGACGACCTGCTTTATATTCTTCCTCCATAGCGTTCGCTTCCTCCCAAAACTTTTCATCCAAGCATACGCAATCTTGACGCGTTACATCATCTGGCATTAGACTCTCCGACATATACTCGCTCTTCGGGCCCGTAAGCGGATAACCAATAGAAGTTGACCCTTTCATCTTATCGACAAATCTTTGCCCCACGATTCCATTGACTGTTTCCTCATCCGTCAAAACATGAATGTCGGCACTACATTGCGGTATCTTCCGCATGGCAGCAATAATACCACCTAAATAATCTCGACATGCTCTTTCCAATAAGACTCCTTCAACCCCAATCGCAGGCGTGGCCAAATGTTCCAAAGATGCTTGCCACGGGTATCCCACATGAAACTTAGGACCTGACCAAATATTGGGGTGTCCCATGTATTTTTCCACTATGGGGGATATTTTCGTTGGTTCAACCGCTGTATAATACCGTGATCTACCGATCACCTCCCCGTAGTGGAAAAACGTCGAATCTTGGGGGAGGAATCTCGCGGGACTCTTCACATGTATGTGCTTACCAATATAAAACTGTACTCCATATTTCGAAGTGGGCATAGTTCCTGAACTTGCAGATAAAACGACTCCTGGTATGTGTCCCAGCACTTCCAATGCTTTTTCCAACTGATGGCGATACAATACGCCACCAGCACCTTTCAGCTGACCATCCTTCCCTGCCAGATGAAATCCAGCTATGAAGGGATTCAATGTGTTCTTAATCAACGTGGCCATACACAAGCCTTTAAACGTGGGAAACTCCACGTCGTAGGTTGCGCCCCAATACGAAATGCCCACTGTGATCTGTTGCATTTTCATCATGATGTCTGATACTCGCGGTGCGCAATCGGCGTCCTTGTATACCAATCGAGCCATTCCTCCTGAAAATTTTGTGTAAGGGAAATAGTCTAACAGATTTTTCCAATCTCCGCCAGATGGCATCCATACCACTGCCAAATCTGTATCAGGTATATTGACACTGTGTCGTCTGGAAATTATCCCTTTGAATGTAGATCCATGCCTTCCACTACGCTTAAAAGAACATTGCATTTCCTCCAGTACCAACATATGTTGCGGTACTAACAATACGTTCGAACACGGAAAGAAGACATCCGTTGTTACATAACTTTCGTCCATATATCCTGTCATATGACACAGGTTGTTAAACACTATTCTTTCCAACTGTTGTACTGTAGTGGTCTTCATGCGAACTGAACTTGGCAATTCGGTGTGCTCCGGCATCCCCCACACATTTTCTTCCCTGTCTCGCTGCATGACATCCGAATCCTCTCTAGGATCTAACTTCCCTTGGTGGGTGAGGCCCTGATCCTTTGGTTTCGATCTACGGAAAATATCTGCCATTTGAAAATTACGCACTCTCTCTCCAACCGTTTCAATTGGTTGTTGGGTGCGAAAAACCTTATACACCCTTATGGCAGCATACAATGCTGCCAAACCGGCACACGTCATAGAAATCCATTCAACGTGATTTTCTCTAAAATGCTTCAAAGCCATTGGAACAGCGTCTCGTCTTTGCATGATATTTTCGTATAGCACAGTTTTCTCTATCCTAGCGGCATTAAGAGCGATACCGCCCCAGATAGGAATTAACGGCCAACAAATGTAGTGATTCCTCAACTGCCATCCGGCAACCATTCCCAAAGCACTAATTGCGTATGTGCAATATATGCGGGTCCTCAGTTGTTTGCGTTCATTGAACAACACCATGTCGCGCACCCAACTATGGCCTATCCACTTGTCAGGAATCCAATTGCACAATTGCATATACGGTGAATCCTCAAGCCATTTAACTCGGTCCATCAAATTTTTGCATATCATACCTTCGAAGTCGCTCGTCCATGATGATATTCGTGGTGTGTATCGTCTTGTCCATCTCCGTAACCACCTGTGGAGTGCATTGGACGTTTGTACTCCAATACCACTTATTATCATGGATTGCGTGTCCAATTCCTTCGTTGTCTCGGGATCCTCGTCACAAGGTGGGCACCTGCATACCTCAGGATATGGCGTTCGACATACATCACATATTTTCAACCTTTCAGCCATCCCATTCGACGCTTTCACCAACGAAGCTTGTTCTTGATAATACAATGCCGAATCAGCAGCTATATAATGCATCACATCCTTTATAGAAACATCCTTCATCTCATTGCCTTGATCATCGCACACGTACAACCATTCAATATTAGGGGCCCTACCTTCTATCGGGCGAGACTCGGGCACTCCTCTCTGCACTGTGATGTCCCAAAGATCTGGAAAATCGGGTAGTCTCGGCCCAAATTTCTTAAATACCTTCTGCGCATCCAACATGGAATTAGTTGAAAACTCCTGACGTACTTTCACAGTCAATGTCACCCGCTCCCGACGTATTATCGAAGCTGGCTCGTTTGAATATTTGTTAGCACAAGAATCCTTCACATTTTTGGTAATGACCACCACTTTGGGCTCCATAGCAACTTTACCCTTCTGGTCCAAATCTGCCATATGGGCGTAAGAACGGACGTTGTTCACCAATTGTACAATCAACGAGCATGGCGATCGTTCAACAAATTCGGGTTTCGTATTTCCCAAATCATCCAAAAATATGCCATTCACGTCAGAACGCATATTCGATTGATATTTGTCATCTTCATTGAACGTAACAATACAATCGTCAGTGGCCGCATGCCCATTCGCCATCAACGTGGTAACCATCAACATATTGGCCACGCTAGACTTACCCACTGAAGTCCCTCCGAATATACCAATACAATATGGTGCTTCGCGCAAACCTCCTTGCACTCTGGATTGCATAAAATCGGCTTGCCATATGCGCACCGCATCGCACGCACGCGCTATTATCACCTTTTCAGCAGTGCCACCACTCATACGAACCAATAGTTTCCCTTGCTCCAAACACTTGGATAGCAATTTAGCATAATCGTTTTCCTTCATGTTTCCTTCAAGATGTAAATTCCCACATCTATGAAATTTATTACATCGCATGCATTGCGAATACATTTCTTGAAACATCTGAGTATCCAAATCCCCGTATAACAAGGGCGCCATGCTCTGCGCCTTGAAACACATGTATCCTCCTTCAACAAAATGCGTTATCGTACTAAACGCTGCGTCAATCACATCAACTGCCGTGACATGTTTTGTCAACGCTTGTGTGGCAAATATCTGGATTCCTCCTATGGAGAAATCTAAATCTGAAGCTTCGCATAACCCCAAGGCTATGCATAAACTCATAGTATGGGACAATTTTTGAAATCCCGGATTCAATACAATCATACTCCAATTAGTCTGAACCTCTTTCAGTAGCGACAACCACGCTGGTCTATCTATGTCTCCAGACTGCACGTCATAGACCTGTCCATACATATTTTCCAACGCGCCACAAACCAATCCAACCAAGCTCTTATTAACATGTGTTTTAACATATAAAGTAAGAGCTGCCATATAGTCTCGCGTAGTATTGCACGCCTGCAATACAAAAAACAACGCTACTATATTCTCGACCATGTTAGCCAATTCGGGCGCCAACACTTGCCCGCACTTGGCCATCATCTCCGACATCTTTTGAATGCCAGTACCCACTCCGGATTGGGGTCCGTACCCCTTGTCCTTATGAGTGGTCTTCAGTTTTTCCTTCACTGGTTCCGTCTTCACAACTCTTTTCTTCCCCACTTCGAGTTTCCTGTTTTCCTTTCTGCGATTATACTTACTTTGAGCATAAGTCTTCGCAGACATCATCCATAAGCAACACATTGTCGTGTTACTTCCAGAAAAATCCCAGCACAAACAATGCTGAAATATCAACGAATGCACATATTGCATTCGTACAGGATATTGTAATCCTGTTGTTTTATCTGTTTCTTTTGAGTGTTCGTAGTTCATAATTGTCATCTTTAGAAAACAACACAAACTTACAAAACACGCAAAACCGGCTTAGGTTTTGTGAGTTCAATAAGAATGGCAGCCGTGTCCATTAAACTAGGCAAATCAATTCCCAATAATACAACCGGATCTAATATATTCTTCCAAAAATATATTGTCCGGATTAAAGTAAATCGGATGAAATTGCAAACAACAATAATCTACAAAGGCTCCTCATCGCCTCTTCGAAAAAAGTCTTGCATACCAAATTGTGCGGTCCACTGAATAGTGTCCCATAGTCTTTGCTTGACTGGAGTGTTCGTAGCTCTATTTCATAGTACACTCTTTAGTAAAAGCTCTAGTTTCTCTAACTATGAAATATTCAATAAGACAATGCTCGCTTAGCATTGAATGATGTCTTGTTTCCCACAAGATACAGGGCAATATTTTAAAATGTTATTGTTCATTATGTTCCCGGTCCAGGGGACGGATTCCTCAACTTGAGTACACCGTTCTTGTAATTCTTCATGCCGCATGCTTGTGCGGATAAATATAAAACATAGAAATGTGGATGGCCAAACCACATACAAAAATTATACAATATATACATATAGCCTTCCCATGATTGGGGGTGCATTTTATCCATAAATGCTAAGGTATGTTATAGTTGAAATCAAATAAAGTTTCAAAATGTCGATAAAAGGGGCGAACCCCCAAAACGACTTTAAAACTAAACCTGGGTGAAGGTTATCACCAATTACAACAACAACTCCGTACGCGAATCACGC